CAATTTCAAAAACTTGCTCAAACCATTCTCTTAAATGAATACGATAACAAGACCAGTATTTACACCCACGATAGGTTAAAAGATAGCAAGCAGGTTGCCTGCTATCTCTATCCATATCATCCCAGTGGTAATGGTAGTGTTCCATTACTTATATAGGAACTGAATAAATGCAGATAATCCTAAAATAGTTACTACTGATGCTATTGAAATTTGAGCAATAATCATCATTTTGCTCCAACTAGTTGTGCTAGTTGTGCTTGATGACGACGATTTTCTTTTTGTTTTTGATCTTTGATGAGTTGTAAGAAGTTAAGTTTTTTTATCACTTTGACTCCTTTACAAACTTAACTCCACGATAGGTTTCGTTATACTGTTGGGGTTGCTGTTGTGCCTGCTGTTGCTGGCGACGAACTTCGGTGTCGTATTCAACACCACGATAAACGACTTTAGACATAGGGATTCTCCTTAGTTTTGAGTTAAAGAGCGTTCCTTCAGTCGGCGTTTGCGTTCGCTATTTGCGAATAGCGAATGAACGATCCGTTCCGCGTCGGCTTACTTCCGTCCCGTAGGGATGAACGTATAGAGTATTATACTCTTTTCACTCTTATATAGTCAAGTAATTTTGTATAATTTGATACAGTTTTAAAAAATCTTAAAGGTAAAAAAATACCTGGAAAATTTTTCCAGGTCTAGGGGAAATCACTTTCGCTTTTTCTTTTCGGGAGATTTATATCCCCACATCTTTGGATTATATCTACCACATCCCCAACTAATAGACTTTAGGTTTTCACGAAACTTATCCCAGTACATATCAAATAAACGAGTTTTTGTTCCTCTGGTAAGATCAAAACAAATCTTATCGTCTACCATATACTTGATAATATGAGCATCATTTGGAGCTTCTTTAGTGCAGACTTCAGCATAAGAACCATTTTCAACCATTATTTCACAACCGTAGCGTGACTTACAGGATTCTTTTTCTGCTGGCGTCCAATGGTCCATATGCTGCTCCATATTTTGCTTTTCTTCAATCACTTCACGAAGTTTACTCACGAACGACCTCCCCACACAATTTCTGGATATGCCTGAGAAACAATTTCTTTCGTGATTTTATATTTAGTCTCAAGTTTCTTATCTTTAACCAGACATAAAATCTCTGCTTCTAGAGGATGAAGACCCTGAAGAATATTAATAAACATCGTTTCTCTACGAAGAGAACTCAATCCGTCATTACCACCTTTAATAAAGTTATAGAACTTTGCATATTCTTTGCGAATTGAAGAAAAACCTTGATCTTGAGAACCGAGTGAATTGGAACCCATTTCACTCATTTTATCAACAGCATCTTCTATTTTTTCACTTAAAGTTCCACTAAATGAATTTTGTTCACCGACACTTGAATAGGGAACGATTCCTTCTGGCAAAGACGATATTACACTTTCATCAAAGTTCCAGATTAAAATTGCTCTAAGTGATGGATGATTATATTTTTGTAGAACCTCAATTTTTTTAGCATTCGTTCTTTGCTTTACTGTGAGATTTAAAATCTCAAATAAAAACGGATTTGCTGGCAAATCTATATTTACCGTAGCATTTGTTTTTGATTTTGCTTTTGTTTTTGTCGCTGTCATAATTGTTTAATATGTAATTACAATTGTAATAGTATTTAGAAATTATTCTTCATCCTCATAGTCTTCGTCAGATTCATCAAAGAATCCTTCTTGAAAGGTTACGGCAACCACTTCATCCGGAATAATATTTCCATTTTCATCATAACATTCTGGATGTAATTTGGGAATTTCTCGGTAGTTCATCATATATTCTCTAGCAATCCACCCCAACATAACTCCAACTATAAGAAACAAGATAATTAGGAAAGATCCTAAAACTAAACTAACTGCTAGCATTTTTTTCTCCGGGAGACTACTTTTTTCCTAGCGTAAAGGAAAATTCAAAGTAAATGGTTACTTCCCGATTTAGAAAGCGCACCATCTTTTCAAAAATAATATGTATAGGTTTGGATTGCTTTCTTTTTCCTCCATATAAAAGAACTTCAACGCCACGATTTCTGTGGTCAGAATTATTTAGGTTAAAATCAGACAATTTGATGCTCTCTTAAAAATTTAACAGTATCAATACATCCTCCAATCTTTTTATCATCACATATGACTTGTGGGAATGTTGCTTCTTGACCAAATTCAGAGTAAAATTCTTCTTTAGTAAAGTCTTGATTTAAATTATACACCACAAAGTTACTTCCTGTCAATTCAAGAACCTGTTTAACTTTGTAGCAATAGGGGCAATCGTCTTTTGTATATACAGTAAAGTTCATTTTATTTTACTCGTAACATTAATTTTTAGATATATAGACCATAAATTCACAGGCATATTCATCAATAAACTGATTATCAAAAATTCTGTCTATGATGTCTATAGAATTACCCCAAGAAATATTTTGTCTAGTACAAGACATTACTTTGTAATTTTTGAATCTGGTCAAATAGTTATCTCGTAAGTTTTTGAATTTTTCTCTACATCCTTCATAATTAAGATGAATTTCCATAGCAATAAATTCAACTTTATTAAGTAAGAAATCCATATTTTCTTCTTTGAAAATATTATATTCTCCACCTTCACAATCAATCTTCATATAATCAATGTGGTCAAGTGAATAATCTTCGATTATTTTTTTGAATGTAATTTTATTGAAAGTACTTTCTCCACCAAAAATATTAATCTTATCG